AAGGCTATTGGTTGGGATTAGATTTTATTAGATAGTGGAGGTGATCGTTATGGCTGCTGCGGTGGGGAATCAATATGCGTTAGGGAATAAGGGTGGCAGTCCTCCTAGATATAAGGACCCTGCTGAAATGCAAAGTAAGATTGATGGTTACTTTAATAGGAGCAAGGGCGAACTGCTGAAGGATGATGATGGGGTTCCAGTATTAGATAAGTATGGGCATGTCATTATAGTTGATCAGTTTCCCCCAACTATTACTGGATTGGCGTTAGAATTGGGGTTTACGAGTAGATTGGCACTATTGAATTATGAAGATAAGAAAGAGTTCCTTAACACCATCTCGATAGCCAAGGCTAGGGTAGAGGCTTATACAGAAGCCCGGCTCTTCGACAGAGACGGTGTTAATGGTGCCAAATTCAGCCTGACGAACAACTTTAAGGGCTGGAAGGATACTCAGTCTGTGGAGTATTCCGGTCCCAATGGTGGCCCTCTACAAATCCAGAGCATCGCTGCTCTCTCCGACGCTGATCTCAAGCTCATGATAGAGATCATGGAGCGATCACAAATTCAGGGTGAGGTAGTCGATATCGAGTCATCGGAGGACTGATATGTCCGTCAGTGGTGGATTATTGGGGTATTTAGCGCAGTAGGACCCTGTGATCCGCCTATAGGTTGATTCCGAATGTGACACAACAGGAATGTGACACATTCGCATTGACTGGATGTAGCTACTGCTTAGCTAGTAGAGCATAACGATAGCAACAGAGTGTGTTGATAGTAACCGCTGCTGTAGTCGTATAGTTAGCTCTGCCGTTCTGCTGATCTGTCTGTGCGTGGCTGTGCATCTGGGATCGACCGGCTGTGTACCAGAGATTCGAGGACCGGGGGGAGGGCATTGGCCGGGGTTGGTGGATTCTATGTATACTCTCATTAACAACTATAATTTATTTTTTATAAAAATTTACAAAGGAATGATCTAATGTCTAAAGGATGGGGGTTACTCTACATATATTTGTGGTCATTCATAGTGATCGAAATAGCTATTGGTGTTCTTGGATAACGGCATGAAAATTAACTAATTACCAAAAATATTTTATAAATTTTTTCTACAGACTCCTTATTTACGAGAGGTTTCCGTTATGCCTTACAGGAGGTGATAATGCCCATGAGGAAAAGGTCAGTAGACCTAGATACTGGCGAAATTCAATATCAGAAAGCTGAACGATTTACTAAAGTAATGGTGGAGGTGTGGAGATACGTGAATAAGAAAGATATGTTTACCCCTGCTGAAGAAAAAGCATTACATAGGTTGTCGATGTTTTTGCAAATAAACACAAACGCTGTTGTCGCTCAGAACGGAGACTACATGGGCGTAGAGAAGATGGCAGAGGAAACAGGTATTGACCGTTCAAATATTCGCAAGGTAATTAAGTTACTGATGAAGAAAAATGCACTTGGCATGTGGAAGAGTGGGGAATATGAAATTTACTATATGAACCCTTTTCTTTATCAGATGGGCAATGTCCCTAGCTATCTATTTAGCCTATTTGATGCTGAGTTTCACAGGCGTTGCAAGGCTGATCATAATCTAATAGCGTTTAAAGCTGGAAAGAAAGTAACTTCAATATTAACGACGAAAGTTAAGAACGCCGAAGTTAAGAACGCCGTATAGTAGAGAGTAAGAGTTAGACGTGAATAGAAAACAGGCCTTAGCCTTACTCTCCCAAGGGTTTGATGCCATTATTTTTTGAGGTAGAATTACCGCACTTCTGAGGTAAATTTACCTCATTTTTAATGTAAACAATTAAAGGATATTGCAATATGAGTTTAGAGGATATGGAATCCTGTACAGTGACGGAGAATGAATTCAAGAGTGGTAGGGGTTATGCAAGAAGTGTATGATGTACCTAGTTTGTTCAACCGCCATGAGTCCTAATTCCAAGGAGTTAATTGCTGATGCTATGTCTGAATTGGGATTAAAAAACTAATCGTTTTCCCCTCACCCCCTTCTCCCCAACAAAATCCCTTGAATATAACCAAACATAACCCATCTATCCATTAAGTCCAAGCTATGCTCAACCAAACGTAGATTTAAACGGAGCAGCAAACGTTAGATCCAAGCTAATTTAGGAGGATAACTCAATGGAAAATCAAACAGTAGTTTCATGGATGTTTATTCATCCGTGGATGACATTTTTTATCGGAATAATATTGGCTGAATCTGTTGGAACATTTTTTCGTCGGAGGTAATCCTATGGGAGAAAACAGAAGTTGTAAAAAGTTCATACCATCAGATCCCACCTACGAAAAAACAAACTGCGCTTCATGTACCCTGTGGAATGGAGTTAGATGCAGGGAAGAGGCATTTGTTGTGGCTAGTCAGGATGAGAGGTATGAGGCTATGATTGGGTGGGCGAAGTGGTAGTAAAAAAAGAACGAGCTATTTTTTTAGCCCGTTCAGATAATCGGCAATTGCCTTTTCTAATATTTTGCTTATAGGTATTAAAGTCTTGTCGGAACTTTCTTTTAATCTTCTGCTCAATTCAATTGGTAGTGTGGATGAAAATCGAACCTTGTTCTTTAATTCTCCCATATTTTTCTCACCTCAAATGTATTGTATCATTTAGTTAAAGTGTTTGCAACTGCATTAAGCTTATGGTATAATATAGTTAAGGAGTGATAAGGGAATGGAAGCTAAAAAACCGAGTACCACAAAAGCCGTGCCAAATAAGAAGTCAATCGTAGAGGAAAAAATCCAAATTAATAATGACCCTACTGAAAAACCAAAGATAAAAGCAAGCGACCTGCCCTCGTTGGCGGCAATGCAGCAAGAGTTAGCCAAAAGAAACGATTCCGACTGGCTAAAATACTATGTTAAGATTGTAAACAAGAATGGTGCCCAGGTTCCGTTCGTTCTAAACAGTATCCAAGTGCAAATAGAGGATAAAATAAAGGAATTAGAATCGCAAGGCATCCCTGCTAGGATAATTGTATTAAAAGCGAGACAGGAGGGAATTTCCACATATTCCCAAGCGAAGTTTCTTTGCCGAACAATTAAAAACAAAAACCGCAATGCACTTGTAGTAGCTCATCGAGACGATAGCACCAATGCGATTTTCGATAAAGCGAAATACTCTAATTCGTGTTTGCCTGACCACATTAAACCGCTACAACAAGCCTCAAACGCAAGAGAGTTAATATTCAACAAGCCACCATATTACAAAGGAAAACAGGAGGGTTTAAATTCCAAGATAAAGGTACAGACGGCTGGTAGCGATGGGATTGGCAGGTCGGATACATACCACTACGTCCATCTTTCGGAGTTCGCGTTTTACTCAGGAGATCCACTTAAAACCCTTAATGGAATACTAAACTCTGTTCCGAGTATCGTTGGCACTATCGTAATTATAGAAAGCACAGCTTCGGGAATGAATTCATTCAAAGACCTGTGGGACAAGGCGGTAGCTGGAGAAAACGCATTTATACCTATGTTTTTCTCATGGTTTGATTACAAAGACTACGCCATGGCGATGACTGAAACAGAAGAAGAAGCATGGAGAGTATTCACGGAAAACAAAGGTGGTGACTGATGGGTATGCCACCTAGAATAGTGATAGAGGAATCTGAGCTAAGGAGATTATATATTGATGAAAATAAAACCATAGCCGAGATAGGCATTATATTGTCAGTGTCTAAGGGGACAATATACCTCAGGCTTAGAGGATTTGGGATAGATACCAATAGCGCAAAGAAAGCATTGAGCAGGTACAGCGCGCTTGTGACAATTCAGTGCTGTGAATGTGGAAATGATATACAGAGGATTAGGTCAAGGGCAATAAGGACCGACCCTGTATGTGGACCAGAATGCTACGCTAAATCAAAAAGCAGAATTAATAAAGGAGAACTTAATCCATTCTATGGGCATCATTTTAGTAAAGAGCAATCCAAGACGTTGTCTAAGTCGTTAAAAACATATGTAGACGGCAGAAGAGGTAAGAAACTTTCCGTAGAATGGAAATTAAACATTTCCAAGGGAAGACTGTTGGGTCTTGGAAGAACTGAACCAAAGTTTGTAACAGAGAGAACTTGTAATGAATACAAGATATTTACAAAGGCAGTGTTCATGAGGGATAACTATACCTGCAACAAATGTGGCACGCGTAGCGGATACCTTAATGTGCATCATTTAAAGAACTACTCTAGTTACCCGTCACTTAGATTCATACCTATAAACGGAGTAGTTCTTTGCAGGAAGTGCCATAAAGAATTTCACGCAATATATAAGAGAAAAGACAACACGGTTCGCCAATATCTAGAATTTATAAAAGCAGGTGATGAGTATGAATCTACCAGAAGCGTTACAAGTTCTTAATCTTAATGACTATGAAAAGAACTTAATAAACCTGTATGGAGTTAATTTTAATCAGATCAAATGGTACAGGTGGAAGTTGAAGAACGACTGTGGTGGGGACGTTGATCTCATGCACCAGGAGAATCCCTAGCTTCGCCAGTGAAGCGTTCCTTTCTACTGGTAGGCCCGTCTTTAACTCCAACCAAATTTTCATGCAAATAGAACGCCTTAAAAAACAATACAAAACATCCCCACCAAAACGGGGGTGTTTTCTCTTTGAGTGGAATGACCCCGAAACAAAAGATAAGATAATAGATAGCTCAATTAAGTTCGTTCAGGGAGTCGGCGACTACATCTATATTTACGATGAACCTAAGCTTGGGCATCCTTTCGTCTTGGGAGGGGATACAGCTGGTTCTGGCGATGCTGATAGATTTACAGGAACAATGATTAACAACAATACGGGAAAGCGTGTAGCAACTCTATACGGAAAGGTTGACCCTGATACCTACACGCACCAAATGTATTGCCTAGGCAGGTACTATAACAACGCTCTTATTTCCATAGAAATAAATTTTAATATCTACAGCGTGAAGGAATTAGAGCGCCTCAATTACCCTAAGCAATATAGACGTGAAGTTATCGACGAAGTTGGTCATAAAAAGCAATACAAAAATGGATTCAGAACTGACTCTAATACGCGGCCCTATATGATCTCGCTCGAAATCGCGTTAATCCGTGACAACATCGACCTCTTCACACACATCGGTATGCTCCAGGAATGTCTCACTTTCGTTATGGATAAAAACGGTAGACCGGACGCAGAAAGTGGAAAGCATGATGACATACTTTTCAGTGATATGGTGGCAAACGTGTCAAGATCCCAACAGCGCTTCACAATCGAACGCAACGCCAAATTCGAACTCCCCGCCAACATGAGCGAAGAAGAAAAGTCGAGGGTCAAGGCTAATATTGATTTTGAAGATAAGTATGTCGAGATGGCTAAATATCGGAGGAAGAAGTGAGTATACCTGAAGTTTACCGGAATACCTAAGTATACCTTCTCTACGCTTGAAATGAGGTGAAACAATGTCACTACTAACCAAAGCAAAAAAGGTGGCTGGTAAAATCATGGGCAAAAAAGAAATGGTTCAAAATGCTGAACAAGAAGAAGCCGACCGCGAACTCATAGAAAAATGGCAACCAGTATTCGAGGCTGATAAGAGGGCTAAGAAGCCATGGGATGCAAGGTTCGATGAGTGGGAAGCAATCTATGATGCTGGCCGGGACTTCCAGAATGTCGAGGATGAATTTAGTAATTCCAACCGGACCATGAGGACTAATATCAACTTTCCTCGAATGATCGTAGAAAGTTTGATCGAATTAAAAGTTCCGGACCCCGATTTCCAAGCTATATCCAAGGATGATGAGGAATCGATTGAAAAGCTCAAACAATACGTCATGTATGTTGTTCGTTCTGCCCAGCCTTCATTAGAAGAAATCAACCTCCACAATGAACGCAGGGTTATGAAGTTCGGCGGGGCCTTTCATAAAATCCACTGGAATAACAGCGTCAAAAAGGCTGGCTATGTCGGAGAAATAGAAATCTCTATGCCGCACCCTAAAGACATCATCCCTAACCACGGCGCAACATCAATCGATGATATGGAGCATTACCATCATCCTAACAACCGCAC